CAGAAGCTACTGATGCAGCTAAAAGAGAATCGTCAGCTCTGGCAGAATTCGCTCAAGGCAAAATCCAGCAGAAAGCCGTCACCAGAGGCAAGGCCGCCGACAGAATTGCCAGTGGCTCCCGTGTGTCGAAATCTTCCAAGATTGGCGAATTGTCTTTCGGCTTCGTAAGTCAAAAGTTTTCTGGCGGTGGTACAACAAAGGATCTCTGGGGCGGTACAGAATTCGGATCTAACAAGTTCAAGCAATTCCCAGTCTGGTCAGGCCAATCTACAAAAGGCGCTGGTTCCAAAGGTTGGTTTATTTATCCGACACTACGCGAAATCCAGCCAGACATCATTGACAAGTGGGAAAATGCTTTCGACCGAATCTTGAAGGAGTGGTAAATGGCCGGACAATCGCGCACACTCAAGCTCTCGATTCTTGCTGATGTAGATCAATTAAAAAAGTCGCTGGCTCAAGCTAACGGAGATGTTGATGACTCCTCGTCAAAGATGGGCGAGTTTAGTAAGAAAGCAGGACTAGCATTCGCAGCCGCCGGAGCTGCTGCTGGAGCCTATGCCGTCAAGCTTGCAGTCGATGGAGTAAAAGCCGCGATTGAAGATGAAGCTGCACAGATTCGACTTGCTACTGCGTTAAAGAATGCCACTGGTGCAACGAATGAAATGATTGCATCGGTCGAAAAGCAGATCCTCAAGACATCTCTAGCCACAGGTGTGGCAGACGATAAATTACGTCCAGCCTTGCAGCGACTATCGCTTTCAACTAACGACGTTACAAAGGCTCAGGATCTTCTCAATCTTGCGCTGGACATTTCTCAAGCTACTGGTAAAGGCTTGGATTCAGTAGCTAACGCACTAGGTAAGGCATACGACGGCAACACGGCAGCTTTAGGCAAATTAGGCATCGGACTATCTTCGGCAGAGCTCAAGGCAATGTCATTCGAAGAGACGCAGACAAGGCTTTCGGATTTATTCGGAGGAGCGGCCGCAGCTAACGCAGAGACATTCGCCGGACGACTTCAGATTCTCAAAGTCACATTCGATGAAGCAAAAGAATCAGTCGGTGCGCAACTTCTGCCAATCATTCAGCGACTAGTCGAATTCGTGGTAAATCAAGTCGTTCCAGCACTTGAAAAGTTCGCTGACTTCTTTAAGCCAATCACAGACGCAATCGATAAAAATAAAGAAGCTTTCACAGAGTTTATCGGATTCGTTCAAAAGTACGTCGTGCCAGTTCTTGTCACAGTCTTAGGCGGAGCTTTCAAGGTTGTTGGAGAAATCGCTGGCGGAATTATCAACGTCATCGGTGCGGTTATTTCTGGCCTAAACGCGTTAATCTCCGGAGCCGTAGCTGGAATCAATGCTCTCATTCGTGTCTATAATTCAATTCCATTCTTGCCCAACGTTTCACAGATTTCAGCTCCATCGATTAGCGTTCCAAAGGTTACAATTCCATCAACAACAACATCAACATCTAGCATTCCTACAATCTCCGTTCCTAGCGTTCTAGGTTCGACCGGAACAGGATCTACAACAACATCATCTGGCGGCGTAAGTTCAGCCGTTTCAGGAGCGGTTCGCGTAGGCGGTGGATTTACCGATTCACAAAATGCGGCTCGTCTAGCTGCTCAAGGCGGTGGAGGATTTACAGATTCTCAGAACGCTGCCCGAATAAATCTCACAGTTAATGGCGCAATCGATGCCGAAGGCACTGCTCGCACAATCGTGAACGTGCTCAATGATTCGTTCTATCGTGGCACTGGCGGAGCCGGCGCACTCCAGGCAATCTAATGACACAGTGGGCTCCAGTCTGGCGCGTCAAAATTGATGGCGCTGACATTACTGATTCCGTTCTTGCCAATCTGACTATTACGTCAGGGCGCACGAATATCTACACTCAAGCTCAAGCCGGATATTGCTCAGTAAATCTGATTGTCTTTAATCAAGCTGCATTACCTTACGAAATCAACAACACCATCTCAATCGAGGTTCAAGACACATCGGCGGTCTATGTGCCAATCTTTGGCGGATCCGTGGTGGATATTGCCGTCAGCGTGTCGCAGGTTGGCTCTAGCGCATACACTCAAGAAGTCACCATCACGGCTCTAGGAGCCCTTGCAAGGCTTCAAAAGGCTCTCACAGATGGCGTCTTAACTCAAGACTTCGACGGCAATCAGATTGCCACCATCTTGGGTCAGGTGCTCTTCAATCAATGGCAACAGGTTCCAGCAGCTTTAACTTGGGCTAATTATGAGCCGACCGAAACGTGGGCAAACGCGCAGAATACGGGCTACGGAGAGATTGACACTCCAGGCAATTATGAACTGGCGCAACGCTCTTCCAATAGAACAGTCGTCTATGACTTAGTTTCAGCTCTTGCCACGTCAGGACTTGGTTATCTCTACGAGGACGCCAGTGGCCTAATATCCTATGGCGATAGTACGCATCGGACAGTTTATCTGGCGACGTATGGCTACACCGATCTCACTGCCAATCAAGCTCTAGGACGTGGCATCACTATTAAGACACGGGCAGGAGATGTCAGAAATGACATCACTATCAACTACAACACAAATTCATCAAGTCAAGTCAGCGACACAGATCAGGCATCAATCGGAATTTATGGCGATTTGGCTCAAATCATTACAACAACGATTAAACATCAAGCTGACGCCGAAGATCAAGCAGCCTTTTATCTTGCACTCAGAGCTTATCCTCAGCCAATCTTTGATTCTATTACCTACGCCTTGACCAATCCAGAACTGGACAATGCAGATCGTGATGCTCTTATCAATATCTTTATGGGTCAGCCAATAGCACTTAATGACCTTCCGCCAAACATGTCCTCCGGAGTCTTTCAAGGCTTTGTAGAGGGCTGGACTTTCCGCGCCTCATACAATCAACTAGATGTCACCTTGCTTATGTCTCCACTGGCATATTCGCTGAATGCCATGCGCTGGAATGACGTTCCAATAACCGAACAATGGAACTCCGTGTCGCCAGTATTAGATTGGGCAAACGCTACAATCGTCTCATGATGAAAGGAAAATTGAATGGCTAATCCAACAACCTACTTCGGCTGGGTCATGCCGACATCGACCGATTTGGTTACTGACCTTCCGGCCGATTTCAATGTGTTCGGCCAGGGCGTTGATACTTCGCTGCAAGATTTACTCGGTGGCACAACTGGTCAAGTCTTATCAAAAACATCGAATACAAATATGGACTTCACTTGGGTCACTCCAACAGATCAGACACCACTGACAACTAAGGGCGATTTATTTACTTTCAGCACTGTCGATGCGCGTTTAGGCGTAGGCACAAATGGGCAAACACTCGTGGCAGATAGTACCGCTGCAACAGGTCTAAAATGGGCAACACCTGCAGGCGGTAAAGTTTTGCAAGTGGTGCAAGCAACAACAACAACGGCAACAACTATTGCATCAACAACTGCCGTTGATACAACTATCACGGCAACAATCACACCATCATTATCAACTTCTAAAGTGTTAGTGTTAGTAAATATGGTTGTTAATGGTTCAAGCACAAACGGAACACTGCAAGTAGGTTCCAGATTAGTCAGAACTAGCACCACAATTTTGGATTACTACACAGGCAGCACGCCCGCCACTATGCGATCTACAGGTACGGGTTGGGCGAATGGTGATTTAACTATGCCAATCAGTATGACTTATTTGGATTCACCTGCAACAACATCTGCAACTACTTACAAGGTACAGGGCATCAATCCAACTGTGGGCGGTTCAGTTTCTTCAATTTATCAGCCATATTCAACACCTTCAGTAATTCTACTTTTAGAAATTGGTGCATGATGAATTACCTATTTTTAGCAATCAAATTGCTTCGTCCTACTGCTGAGTTTTCATTTACCGACCAAGATTATTCAACGGTAATTTGGACAAAATTAGACGGTGATGCGCCAACTCAGGCTGAAGTAGATGCTGCTATTGAGCAAGTAAAGGCCAATGAAATTGCAGCAGCCGAAGCAGCAGCAACAGACAAAGCAAATGCAACGGCTAAACTCGAAGCACTAGGTTTAACTGCCGATGATTTGAAGGCACTTGGGCTGTAATGTATCCGGAAGGCACTTCTGCACGGATTATCGAAGTCGCACTAGCTGAGGTCGGCACGGTCGAGACTGGCGAAAATCTGACAAAGTACGGCAAGTTCACAAATGCCGATGGATTGCCCTGGTGCGGTTCGTTCTGCAACTGGGTCTTTCACACTGCCGGCGTCAAGATTCCATCAATGGTTTCAACGGCTGCTGGAGCTCATAAAATGAAAGAGCTTGGGCGATGGATTGAAGATAAGCCGCAGCTTGGAGATTTATGCTTTATGGACTTTCCACAGGATGGCATTGATCGCATTAGCCACATTGGAATTGTGGTCAAGGTTGGCACGACAAGCGTTCTCTGCATCGAGGGCAACACGTCCGGAGATGGAGATCAACGCAACGGCGGAATGGTCATGGTAAAGCGTCGCTATATTGGCAAGGAGATTGTTGGTTTCGCTA